TGCTCCGCCTACAGATGCGTCTGCCGCTTGTGCTCGCCATCTTGCAAAGCTTGCTATGAAGAGCGAGAACTTGAGAGATGCGTCACTTGATGAGCGTGCCTATGCCGAGGAGCTGGCGCAGCTTAAGAAGATTGAGAAAGCAAACAAGACGCGCATTGCGCTGCTTCAAAATCAATTGCGTGAAGCAACTGGTGAGTATCGCGGCATTGACTTTGGCGACGGTGCCAAGATTACGTTCTCCCCTGACAAAAACGGCAAGCGTCGTATGTCATCATCCTTAAAAGCATTGGAGATATAAAATGACAGACATGGTTCAAGCAGCAGAACTCGCCTTGGTGAACAATGACCTTGGTGCCTTGCAGCCAGAGGCTCGGCTGGCTTTCCTGAAGAAGCTTTGCGAGAACATGGGTCTTAACCCAATGACGCAGCCCTTTCAGTATATCCGCCTGAATGGACAGCTTAAGCTTTATGCAACAAAAGGTTGTGCTGACCAGCTTCGCAAAGTTCACGGTATCAGTATCGAGATATTGCAGAACGAAGTGCAGGACGGGATGATTATGGTTCATGCTAGAGGCACGACGCCTGACGGAAGAACCGATGAAGACATCGCAGTTGTGCCTATGCGTAAGGGCATGGATGGTGTCAACGATAGGATGAAGGCAATCACTAAGGCAAAGCGCAGGCTGACGCTTTCGATATGCGGGTTAGGTATGCTAGACGAGTCAGAGCTGGCAACAATCCCAAGCCGAGCAATCGAGCAGGTTGCGCCAACGCCAGAGGTAAAAGCTGTTCTTGAGCCACCACCGAAGAAGCGCAGTGCGGCCACTAACCGCAAACACTTCAAGAAAGCTGCTGACTCTTTTGCGGAATACAAGATTGAGTCCGACCGTGTTCTTGCTTACTTGGAAATCAAGAAGGCTTCTGACTTTGACGAGGAAGCCGCAAGCAAACTTCGAGCAGCATTCCAGCTTGTTTCAGCCGGTATGCCACCAAAGGGCCTTGAGCCATTGGTCGCCTGCTCCGACGATCTGCCACCTCCTCCCGGTGACGAGATGGCTGGAGCAGAGTGATGCTTGAGTGGGCACTCTGGTTTACGCGCAATGGCTGGCCTGTGTTTCCGGCGCATGGGGTCCAAAAAGGTGCGGTCTGCACATGCCGCCATGGACCAGAGTGCTCATCAATCGGCAAGCACCCCGCAACAAGGCGGGGTTGGAAAGATGCCACCCTTGACTCCGAGCAGGTCGAGGCGTGGTTCGCCGACAATCCTAACTATAATCTTGCCCTGGCTTGCGGCAGCATCACAGTCCTCGACGTGGACGGCGAGAAAGGCCGTCAGAGCTTAGAAGAGCTGTTGGACAACGATAGGGCCGCATACTTACGAAAAACCCCTAGAGCACGCACTGGTGGTGGTGGGTGGCACTTATTCTTTCAGGGTGTAGAGGTGAAGAACTTGGTTGGCTTTAAGCCTGGGCTCGACATTCGCTCGCAGGGTGGGCACGTTATTCTGCCCCCATCTCTGCATGTGTCAGGCAAGCGGTATGCATTCGACCGGTGCCCTACAAAGTTTAAGCTGCAAAAGTTTCCTCAGTGGCTACACAAGATTGTCACTGAAGAGAAGCCAAGAGCGCCATCGGTGCCAATGCCTGCTATCGAATCGGGGAATTTTGACGACCTGCCAATCATTGACGAATATAGGAACAACGCACTCACCAGCTTATGCGGCAAGCTCTTTAAACGAGGACACACAGTTGATGAGGTTTCTGCGATGCTCCTGGCAATAAATGAAAACAAGTGCCGACCGCCGCTAGGCAGAACAGAAGTGGAAAAGATTGTTTGGTCTATTTCACGTTACCACTAAGGAGTTAGTTATGGCAGGAGAGCCACCTTTAAGCCCACCAGATTATGACGACGGACCAGAGCCAACAGATGAAGAATGGACAGCGTGGCGATTAAGAGACATGGATTACCTTGTCGAAGATGAAGATATCATCGAGGTATGCGACACCGTTCTTAGGTCAATTGGGCAGGCCCTAATTGATAACAAGAAAATAGACTACACTGAAATCGGCAAGAAGATGGCGGAAGCTGTCGAGGCATACGCCAAAGAGGGCGATATGTGCGAAGTCGGTGAGTGGCAAAATGAGATGGCAGAAAAAGCAAAGGAGAACTTTGTTGAGCCAGACGAGCCACCCTACGAGCCGTGTCACAGGTATTATGATGGTACTGGCAAGTATTAGAGAAAAAGCGGCTAAGGTTTTTTACGCCTTAGCCGCTTCGAGCTAACCTTCGACAACAAGGACGTAGCCGAGATTAAGTTCACTATGGACTGAATTGTCGGAGGCGTCAATGTCGAATGAGCATAAAGAAAGAATACAAAGAGCCATTGGTAACTTTTACCGGAAAAAACAAAAAGATGCAGGGGGGTTTGATGAAGCGTGGAAAAGTGCAGGTCCGAAAAAGAAAAAGCGAGCAAAGCCAGACGTGCCGCTCGAACGAGATGAGCAAGTCCAACTGGCAAAATACCTCGACGGGCTCAAGCTCTTATGGTGCCACGTACCAAACGAGGGGCACGGCGGATATGGAAAGCGTGCCCAAATCAGAGGGGCAAGACTCAGAGCCGAAGGACTTAAGGCGGGGGTATGTGACTGCTTGGTCTTCGATCACTGTGCGCTCATCGAGGACGGGGAAGAAACGAGATATAATGGTTGCGCGATTGAACTCAAGCGGCAGAAAGGCGGCAGAGTAAGCGAAGCGCAAAAGCATTGGTTGAAATCGTTGGCAGAGCGCGGTTGGTACACGGCGGTCTGCCACGGTTTCGTGGAAGCAAAAGAATTAATTGAAAGGTTGGGTTATGCAAAAAAGACCAGCGAATAAAGGGGTGAAGCGCTTGCGTCGATGGATGCAAGATAACGATAAAAGCCAGTATGACTTGAGCCTTATGCTCGACGTGTCACCCGAACACTTATGCCGATTAATTGCAGGCCGGTTTAAACCCGGACTAACACTTGCTGTTAAGTTTGAAGAAGCCTGCGATATCCCTTGCCGCTCTTGGCTAGAACGGGTCTGAGATGGGGCAGTCGCTCCACTCGGCGCGTAACTTAGCTTGTATGTTAAAGTACGTGCCAGTGGAGCGGCGCGTTCCTTTGTATCCCAGAAGCCGCAAACGTTTAGCCATCCCACGAGAAGAACCATAGCGGCGTCCTGTCGCAGAACAAAACGTCTTAAAGTCCTGAAACAAGTCCGACAAAGAACTCTCTCCCGTTGAGCAGCAAGCCAGGGTAAAGTCTTTAACCGGGTCACTGTCAGCGTGCCATTGTGCGATTGTCTCACGATGAGACTCAGGTAAAGTAAACGCGCTGTGACGAAGGAGCCTAGCCGCACCCTCAAGTGCCCAGTGCACTATCGCAGCCTGCTCTTCTTTTAACTCGCCAAGAATCTCCTCCTGGCTTCTGCGCTCAAGAGCATAGTCGTTTGTAAAAGAGCGGTTAAATTCCATAATGAGAAAGCGCCGAAAGAACCCGTCGCTGTAGTCACCAGACCCGATTGATGGCAGATTGTTTGCTGAGAAGATGTGACCAGCCCGAGGGATAAACGAGAACGGCGGCTGGTAAGGAAGACGACCCGAACATCTATCGCCCGCGATGACGCTCTTGAACATATCGCTCGACTCAAGCGCATTGTACTCGGGCAGCTCTGCACAGATATTTAGCGACGAGTCCCGAAGAGTTGCGAGCGTATAGTCGTGGTCCCACCGCTTTGGGCTGGCGCTTGTAACCCGGTCATCTGGCCAGAGAGATGATACCGCGTCCATCAACACAGACTTACCGTTGCCGCCCTTTCCGACAAGCAGTAAGCACCGACTGTATGCCGTGCTCTTACCCGTAAGGCAACACCCGAGCCACTCCTGAATCGCCGCTATCTTTGAGTCCTTGTCGTCGTCATCACGCCAAAGCGAGCGCAAGAAGTTCAGCCACTTTACGGGCTCTGCTTTTGGGTCAATCTCAAAATCGTATGACCAAGTGCAGAGATTGTCTGGCGAGTGTTCGAGCATCTCTGCACCAAACTCATCGATAACCCAGAACCCGTTTTTATCTGCAACGCCAGGTAAGACCTTGTTAAAAAACTTGTCTTTCTTAATCTCGTGTATTAGCAGCACAGTGTTCGCTACGGCTTGTGCCTTAGCCAAGCCTACCGTTAATCGTTTTGGCTTGTCTCCGGGCAACCAGAGCCCATCAAAGAGCAGTGCCATCGAGATTAGGTCGTTGTGTTCGACCCGATTCCAGACAGCCCCGTCAAAAATGTACAGGCTCCCATCGCTTGACACGGCGCGTCCTTCAGGTGAGGACGACACGAGCGCATCAAGCAGCATTCTCGCTAGGATGGGATCTGACCCGAACTCGGGTGTGTGATGTTGTAGATATTCCTCGACACAGGTGGTTAGCTCATTCATTTAAATTGTATCCCCAGGGCCGCGCAGCCCCCCATTGAAATTGAATTACGAAGCTACCCGAATTTCGCCTTGCCGTAAATAATGCTTGGCGAGAATTTTAACCGGGCCTGATTTCGTTAGATATATTTTGCTGACGCCAGTGCGCCTGTAAGCGCGTGTACTGCGTCAGCACCCTCCAGCTCAATGTCCATCATCTCTAAAAAAACGACACCGGTTCCATCAAGTTCGAGGTAAGCGGGGATGTCAGCTTGAGATGCAACGGAGTTGACCAGCGCAACTAGCGCCCAAAGCTGGTCGGTGCGCTGTTTCTCTAAAAACTCGTCAAACTTTTCCTGGCGAATTTCGCGAAGTCTTTTTTCTTCTGCGATTTGCGCGTCAGTCTTTTTACACGTTGCTTTGTTGTGGCCATATAAGCCACACCGGCTACATTTTCTTGGTTTTGTCATGGTTAGCTCTTTTTCTTTGCGTTGTTTATTAACTTAACAAGTTCTTCCGCACTTTCTAGCGGGTGCTTTTCAGGGCACAGGGAAACAGTACCCTTGTAGTTATAGCTAAGCTGGATGCATTCTAAATCGCCCCTGTAGCGGTAGCCAATGGAGGCTATTTGGTTTGCGTCAGCCCAAAATTCAAAAGAATAGGGCTGAATTGTTTTATTGCTGTCCGTGTGCTTTTCCCGGTAAAACTTTAATAACATGGTTAGCTCTCTTTCTTTGGTAGGGTCCAATCAACCCACTGCTTAACAAACCCGCCATCTGACGGGCTCCAGTATCTAATCTGAATCCGCGTACCCGAATCGTTGGTGTCAATCCACTCGACATCCCCATAGATAGGATGCGAGATTGTTGTTGTCCCGCGCCGTTTTCTGCCCTTCATTTTTCCACCTTCATGATTGACCCGAACTTATCCCGCTCGCGTCCGTTAAAGTAAAACAGTGCCCCGGGGCCATTACCGGCGGCGTCGCAACTTAGGACGACGTGCGACCCGTCGTCGAACTCAAGCACCAGTGCGCGGCAGGTCCAGTTGAACGTGAGTAATTCCTCGTCAGTCTGATACCTGACCCGAACGATAGTCCGGCCCTCTAGCACCTCACGAGCTGGCGGATTTTTGGTGATGTTCTCAATGTGATTTAACATGGGATCTTTTTTTGGGACCCGCTTGAATGAGTGTAGTTCTATTTTCTTTGTCATTGACCCGAGCCCTCCAGCCGCTCAATAACCTTGCCGATGATTTCAGCCTGACGCATAGGGTTAAGATTAGGGTGGGCGGCTTCCACTGCGTCCCGAATCTTTTGCCAGCGTGCTAGACCCGAACCGAGTTCAGGGCTTTTTAAAATAGGATTTGTTTCTAAAATTTCTTGAGGTGTCATGGTGTTGTCCTTGTTTGAGTTTAATTTATAGTTGCAAGTCGGAGTCGAAGTCGCCGATTATCAAAACCCCATAATCAGAGTTCGACCCGACTACGCGCCAGCCGTTCTCAATAAGATATGCCGCAGCACCTTCAACGGCGGAAGTGTACCGGTAGTCATAGGGGATAGTCTTGGACCGCTCGAAGCGTTTGTCTGTGAGCTTAATCCGCGAACCCTTGGTGTTTGTGGGGCCTAAATACTTAAACCCGATTATGCGGGTGTTAGTAGAGGTGATGTTGAAAACGTCAGTTCTTTCCATAATGTTGTCCTTGTTTGAGTAAACCCGATAATAAGCAGGCCCGGGCGAGCTACTACCCGAACCTGCCTTTATTGGGTCAACCTTCTTGAGCACCTAGAGCATTGTGCACCGCAAGGACTCGGTACAATTCATCCAGGCGGTTGACCGTCCACGGGTCGAGTTGACCTTGACCCGCGTATTCGGCGACAAGTGATTGAAGTCTAATTTTGATAAAAGAAATTACAGAGCTGCGTGTCATGATTAATTCCAAACTCGACGCAACACCTTGCGCCGTCCAGAGGGTAAAACTTGCCAAACTGTACCGCGGTAAAGATTTATCCCGCTGGCGTGGATTGCGTTAGTGGTTGTGACTTTAAAGCGCCGCCCTGAACGGTCAACGCCTGTTACTTGATAGACTGGTTTGTCCATTGGTTTTGTCCTTGTTAATGGGAGTGTCATAGGCTCCATTGGCTACCCCGGGCACGACTCCGAGGTAGCCTAGCAACACACAACACAGGAAAACTTAGTAGGGTAGGTTGGAGTAAGGATAGAGCTTAACTAGCCCACCGCACTTAAGCACACCCACAAAACAGCTCAGCTCGGGTGAATATTCCGGGGAAGCTTTTAAGAGTTCGTCAACAATGCCAGCGGGATAGTGAGAATAACCCGGCGACGCTTGCTCGTTGATTTGCTCGACTGATTCTAGGTAAGAATTAAAGAACAACTGAAACTTAATATTGACGCGGGTCGAGTTCCACTCGGTGAAGCTTCGAAGCGGTTCACAGTGCCAGCCGACTACCTGATCAAAGAAACCGGACTCACCTAAATTATCAACCTTATAGAGTCTCCAAGCGCCATAATTCCCACGAGGGTCGCCGCCTAAGTGGGGCTCAACTGCCACATAAATATCATCCGACCAGATATAATCGGCGCAATCATGCGGCGCGAAAACTTGCCATTGGAAGTCAGCACTCAGTTGCTGTTCATAATTGTACGTGTTCCCGAGTCGCCCTTGTGCCTGATAGGGTTGACCTTCTAAGCACCCGATAAGCTTCGCAAGCCCGGCTTCACAATTAGATAGCCAGTCGCCTGGTTCTAGTCCAAAGGTTTCCATAAGAGGGGAGTCTAGTTCGATGGGGTCGCCCAGTGTCGCCTCCAGAAATTTCTCGGTATCAAGTGAAGTACAATCAAAGTAATTAGAATCGATGTTAATCATTATCAGTGTCCTTGTTTAAGTTGTTAGCTCGATTTCCTAAGATTAAATGGGAAAAGTGGACCTCAAAAAGTCTAGCGGATTGGGTCCCCAATTCCCTCAGTAATAAGATTTTGTCTTGATCGGGTTCAAAATAACCAGCCACCTCGAAGCTTTTTCCCGTTCTCGCGAGCGGGTGGCAGCGGGTCGGCAAGGTTTCACCTGTGAACTCGTCGACGCAACCAAGGGAAACGTGCCAGCCAATAACACGCAATCCCCGTATATTGTCCCAAGTGGATTCTTCCCAGTTTCGCCATGTAAGCATAGTATCAGCCCCAATCCGATTCGATAGAATCGCCACATCCTTGGCACTCGATAGCGTCGCAAGGGTTCAAGGTTCGACAAGACTGGCAAGAAATCCAACCATCGTTAGCGTCCACGCCTTCCGGCAACCATGAATAAAAGCGGTCGTTATGCATCTTAATAACGCCAGGACGGTCTGGGAGGTCCAGTGTCTTAAGGAATGATACAGGATAAGAGCGCTCGACAACCCATAAGGAATAGGCGTTGCGGCTCCAAATAGTGGCTCGATTAGTTGGTTGCATGATTAGTGTCCTTAGTTGAAAGTTAGCTCGTATTGATAGTCGTATCAGTTATTGATAGACGTATCAAGTAAAGAATGAAGATAAATGAAGATAAAAAACGAAAAAAAATAGGGCAATGTAGGAAATGAAGATAAATGAAAATAAGGGGAGCGGTAAAAGCGTATAAAAAACCAGTTGTTATGTAGTATGTACGTAATGTACCTGTTTAAACATTTAGAACTCTCTAAAGACACAATTACAGGTACTTAGAGCGTTATGGCCTATATATAAAAAATAGTTTCGCTAGGTGGTTCATTATTTACATTTCTACACTTATCTACATCCGCTTGACGAATGGTGTCTTATGGGGCGAAAGTGGGGTAACGTTGTTGCCTCTTGAGCATGTATGATTAAAGAATTAAGAGGCTTTTTATGTGCTCAAGGGGCTTAATCTATCCCGAATACATCCCGAATAACGCACAACTGGCGAGAAAATAGGGCACAGGTCCCGAATACGGTCCCGAATACCCGAAAACGAAGTCCTGAATGAGTTGCGAAAAACCGGAAAGAAAAGCCAGGCTCGCGGATAGGTCCTGAATGAAGGCAAAAAAAAGCGCCGGACAATGCCGACGCTCGATAGGATAGGTGATTTGGTCTAAATAAAGTCTAGCCCGGTAACTCGGTAGCAGTTGCCTAAGTTGTCTTCGACGTCTAGCGTTCCAAAGTCATGAACGGCAATAATCACGCACTCGCCTAAAATATGATGGTCAATTGTTTGTCCTACTTTTGGCCTCATGATTGACCCCCTACCAAGTACATACCGGTCGAATCGGCGTAAATCGTCAAGCCCGAAGTCGGGCAAGGCTCGCGAGTGTCAGCGAAAACGAACTGTGATTCGCCTTGACCGATACCTCCGGTGATTTTGTCGGCCTTGCCACGTTGAATCATATTGATAGTGATTCGGCGTCCATCGGTTCGGGGTGATACGTTAGGAACAAGGACACCCCGGGCATAGGCGCAGACCTCACGATGCGCGCCGCCGTTGATCTTGCGCGCGCCTGTCATGTTGACGTGAAGCACTGCATTCTTGAGCATAAAAGCGCCGTCATGCACTTCGGCTATCTTCTTAGGCTTAGTGGTGGGCGCAAAATCGCCGCTCTTATTGGGTGACTTACCTAAAATCCAAACAAATTTACGCGGATTGCGTTTTGCAAGGTTCAAGTTTCGGTGACAGGATACTTTCTTCATGTGTTGGTCCTTGTTAATGTTAGCTCTTACCCATCCGTACACCATATTGATATCAGCGTCAATAAATAAGTGCAGAAAATCACGCGCGCACGCACGCGCGCCCGCGCGCGAGCGGCCGTTCGCTGAATCATCATTCAGTAAATAAAAATACACTGAAGCGGCATTCAGTTTATTTTGACCCTACCCGACCCCCGGGGCCGTTCCCCCCGTTGGGCTTAA